GCCGGGGATGCGGGTATTCCGAGAAACATTGTTCAGCTTTCGCAAGGGCCAAACCAGCGGTTGGCGCAGTTTGTATACGCTTTCAAGCGTGACGTGCTGGCGACTGCTGGGTGGTTTTACCCGGGTTTGACACCCAAACAAACATGCGAGCGCCTAGCCGAATGGATGGAGCGTCTCGAAATGCCTGAGGATGGCCTGCCGGCTCACGGTGAGGGTGACTTTGCGAAACTCGATGCAACAGTTAGCGCGGACATTCGCAGCCATGTGCTGCATGCCGCGATGCTGCGTTGGGTTCACCCTGATTTTGAGCTGGAATTGAGCGAGCTGCTGCAGGCGGAGGTGGACTTGAAGGTCTACTTTACCGCGGAGCTTACAGTTAGCCCAAAAGGGGCAATCCTCTCGGGTTCTGGAAACACGTCAGTGTTTGGAACGATTGTGAATGCGTTTGTGCAGTTTGTGGCAAAAAGGCGCGCGGGGAAAAGTCCTGCAAGCGCTTATGCTGCCATAGACGTGTGCTACGGTGACGATAGTGTTCTGGAGCATGGTCCGGACTACGTCAAGGCGGCGAGCGACATGGGCATGAAGCTCGAGTACGCTCGTTCGGAGTGCCATGGAAGGTTTAGCTTCCTGGCGCGCACGTTTGCGCCCATAGAAACAATTGGTTCGGTCCCGCACCTGGTGCGGCGTCTGAGTAAGCTGCCTGTGGTGACACAGAAGGCGTCAGGCGCGCACAAGTGGAAGGTGCTAGGACACATGGCGGTCGACGGAAACGTACCAGTGCTGTCAGAGTACTTGAGTGCGTTAGCGCGGATTGGGGGCTATGGCTCCGCGCGCCCGAAGAGTGAGCTTTATGACGGTAAGGGCGACGTCTGCTGGATGGTGCAGCAGGGCCCTTATCCGATCGATGGCGCGTATGAGGCGTTCGCTATCGAGTGCGCATGCAACGAGTTAGGGTTGACAAGTGCGGATGTTGCAAAACTCCGTGCGAACCTGGCGCGCTGCGATACAGCTGAGCAATTGGAGCAGCTGTATTTGGAACATTTGGGTGCCGGAAAGGCCCCGAAGTTGCCAGTCGTATTTCATTGAAGCACATAGTCCGAAATGACAAGGAAACTACTTGGGTCCGCAACGACGTTAAACTAAACGAGGACCTAAGCATGTCCGTAAATCTGCGTTACTCGGTGTGGTAGGAGGAGGGGCCGATAAAGTTTTCTGAGCTTTTAAAATTCAGGGTATCGTACTCAGGCTTCATTGCCTGATTTGTTTGAATGGTAAAGACTGTGACAAAGAAGAAGTCTCAGGGCCAGCGCAAGCCGGGCCAGCGCCAGACGCAGCAACGCCGGAT